TATAGGCTACTATAGGCTCCCAATGCTCCCCTCACACTTGCAAATAGTATGCCAATGGCCCCAATGGCATGCATCTTGCTAGACATGCAAGGACTATGCCAACCTTAGGGGCCATGCAAGATCTGTGCCAACCTTTAGGCATGCAAGAAGTGTGCCAATAGTTATCCACAAGTTATCCACAGGCTACTAGCATGCAAATAGTGTGCCAATAAAACCAAAGGGCCCGTGTTTTCAGGGGCGGGGAGGGGGCTGGCTTCTGGCTATAATTAGTAGTACCCCCCTAGACACAAAAAAGTAGCATTTTGAACACTAAAGTGCACCAAAAAAAAGCATTTTAGTACACTAATAGGCACTAATTATTAGTAAATTCTGTAGATCAACTTCTTGAATTCCATAGATTTTGTCAATGGTTGACTAAATGGTCAAATGGTGGGCTAATGGAAGACACAAATATGCAATATTTTAGCTAAAAGTAGCCTAAAGGGGTTGACTTTTAGTAAAAAATATGCTATAATATACAGGTAAACTAAAGCAGCTTAAGAAGAAAACTTTAAAGAAATAAAATAAAGAAATATCCTAACGCTGCCTTAGGTATCCTTAAGTATCTTACACAAGTACCGCAGGTGCGGCTAAAGGCAATACTTATGTCCGAAGGTAACTTACCTAGAAAAAGAGGTAGACCTAAAAAATCCGAAGTTGTGTCTAATAAGAAAGGCCATAGGAATGCAGTAGGTAGACCTAAAGGTGACGCAGCTATCATTAATGAGTACAAAGCTCGTATGTTAGCATCCCCTAAGTCACAAAAAGTCTTAGACAGTATCATGAATGCTGCTTTAGACGACGATCACAAACATCAAGCAGCAGCTTGGAAACTAATGATGGACAGAATGCTACCCATAAGCTACTTTGAAAAAGATAAGCTTAGTAACGGTAGGAATAGTGTCTCCATTACTATTAGCGGTATTAACACCGAAGCATCCATAGACACTTCAAGCACTATAGAAGGAGACTTTACAGAACATGAGTAAAGAATTTAAATATTTTACTTATGAAGAGTTTAACTGTCAAGAGACAGGTAATAATGCTATGTCCATAAACTTTATACATCGTTTAGATGAGCTTAGAGAAAAGTGTGGTTTCCCCTTTACTATCACCAGTGGTTATAGAGATAGGACTCATAGTGTTGAAACTAAGAAAAAAACTGTGGGTAAGCATGTATTAGGGATAGCTGCGGACATAGCCGTTAAGGACGGTAATCAGAAATATTTAATTGTAAAAAATGCTATGGAAATGGGCTTTGGGGGCATAGGGGTTGCCAAAACGTTTATTCATGTGGATGATCGTAAGTCTGTACCTGTAGTTTGGTCTTATTAGTGTCCGAACTAAATATTAACTTACTGCCTTGGCAGCAGGAGGTCTGGGAAGACCCTACACGCTTTAAGATAGTAGCTGCGGGTAGACGTACAGGTAAGTCTCGTTTAGCAGCATGGTTATTAATTGTTAATGCTTTACAGACTGATAGAGGTACTGTCTTTTATGTGGCCCCAACTCAGGGTCAAGCTAGAGACATTATGTGGGAAACCTTAATGGACTTAGGGCATCCCGTAATATCCTCCAGTCATATAAATAATTTACAAATAAAATTAGTCAATGGGGCTACAATAAGCCTCAAAGGTGGAGATAGACCGGAAACAATGCGGGGTGTCTCCCTAAAGTTTTTGGTCTTGGATGAATACGCAGACATTAAACCTGACGTATGGGAACAAATTCTAAGACCTGCTCTAGCTGACCAAAAGGGTCATGCTTTGTTCATAGGTACGCCTATGGGACGAAACCACTTCTATGATCTGTATAAATATGCGGATCTAAGTGATGATACGTCTTACAAAGCATGGCATTTTACTAGCTACGACAACCCTCTATTAGATGAAGAGGAGATAAACACAGCTAAAAAGTCAATGTCCAGCTACGCCTTTAGACAGGAGTTCATGGCTTCCTTTGAAGCCAAAGGCTCCGAAATGTTTAAAGAAGACTGGGTACAGTTTGCCAGCAATAAACCGGAATACTTTGACTGTTACATTGCTGTGGATTTGGCGGGGTTTCAGGACGTATCTAAAAAGAAGTCTAAAAATACTCGTCTTGATAATACAGCCATTGCAGTTGTCTTTGTAAATGAAGACGGATGGTACGTAGAAAATATTATATACGGTAGGTGGACTTTAGAGGAGACTGCTCAAAAGATCTTTCAAGCCGTTAGGGACTATAAACCCATTAGCGTAGGTATTGAGAGAGGTATCGCTAAACAGGCGGTTATGTCTCCCTTAGTGGACATGATGAAGCGTAACGGTTTCTTTTTTAGAGTTGAGGAGTTGTCTCACGGAAACCAAAAGAAGACTGACAGAATTATGTGGGCTTTACAGGGTAGGTTTGAGAACGGTATTATAAGCTTAAGCAAAGGAGAGTGGAACAGTCGCTTTTTGGACGAACTGTTTCAGTTTCCAGACCCCCTAACTCATGACGACTTAGTGGATGCTTTAGCCTACGTAGACCAGTTAGCAAAAGTTGCTTATGCTGGAGATTTTGAACAGTACGATGAATTTGAAACTTTAGACTCCGTAGCAGGATATTAAATATATGGAAGATTACAACGAAGACAGTAAGCCTTTAATGATCCAAGAAGCTTTGGAAGACTGGGTTATTACTAAGTGTGACTTATGGCGAGATCACTTTGAAGCAAACTACGCACAAAAGTTTGACGAATACTACAGACTTTGGAGAGGTATCTGGGCACAGGAAGATGTGACCCGAGAATCAGAAAGATCTAAGATTATCAGTCCAGCCCTACAACAAGCAGTGGAGAGTTCCGTTGCAGAAATTGAAGAAGCAACCTTTGGAAGAGGAAAGTTTTTTGACATCAAGGATGATGCTAATGATCCTGATAAAGCTGACATTGTATATCTCCGTTCTCATTTGCATCAAGACTTTGAAAAAACTAAAGTTAGGAAAGCTGTTGCGGAGTGTCTTATCAATGCCGCTGTCTTTGGTACGGGGATTGCTGAAGTTGTTATTGCCGAAGAAAAAGAAATGAAACCCGCTACTCAGCCCATTATGGGAGGGGATTTAACTGCTGTGGGTGTAAGCATTACCGACAGGACTGTTGTTAGCATGCGTCCTGTTATGCCTCAAAACTTTCTTATTGATCCCGTTGCTACTTCCGTAGAAGAATCTTTGGGTGTAGCTGTGGATGAGTTTGTTTCAGCACACACAGTAGAGCAATTACAGGAGGCTGGTGTTTACAAAAAGTGTCACATAGGCACAGCAGCTCCTGACTTTGACATTGAACCCGACCAAGACTTGACTTCTTACACTGATGATAAAGTCCGTCTTACTAAATACTACGGTTTAGTGCCTACGTACTTGTTAAAGGACGCACAGGCTCAGTTGTCTCGTTCCGAAGAAGAACAAGAAGAAGAAGACGAAGAAATTGTAGAGTTAGACAAAGAAGGTGGAATGTTTGATGATGAGGAAGAAAACTACTACACTGAAGCAGTTGTTGTTATAGCTAACGGCGGTATTCTGTTAAAAGCGGAAGAAAATCCTTACATGATGGGCGACAGACCCATTGTAGCTTTCCCATGGGACGTAGTACCTTCACGTTTCTGGGGCAGAGGAGTCTGTGAAAAAGGCTACAACAGCCAAAAAGCACTGGACGCAGAGATCAGAGCACGTATAGACGCTTTGGCCCTTACAGTGCATCCTATGATGGCTATGGACGCTACACGTATTCCCAGAGGATCAAGACCGGAAGTACGAGCAGGTAAGCTTATCCTGACCAACGGTAATCCAGACGAAATCTTAAAGCCATTTAACTTTGGACAAGTCAGTCAGATTACCTTTGCACAGGCTGACGCACTTCAGAAGATGGTACAGACCGCTACAGGAGCCATTGACTCAGCGGGTATAGCAGGGAGTATTAATGGTGAAGCAACGGCTGCCGGTATTAGTATGTCTCTTGGTGCTATTATTAAGCGCCACAAGCGTACACTAATTAACTTTCAAGAATCTTTCCTAATTCCCTTTGTAACCAAAGCTGCCCACAGATACATGCAGTTTGACCCTGAGAATTATCCCGTTGCTGACTACAAGTTTAATGCTACGTCTACCTTAGGTATTATGGCCCGAGAGTACGAAGTTACACAGCTTGTACAGTTGCTACAAACAATGAAGGCAGACTCACCTTTGTACAGTTCTTTGATATCAGCAATCATTGACAACATGAATGTGTCTAACCGTGAAGAGTTAATTCAACGTTTAGAGCAAGCAGGTCAGCCTACACCGGAGCAACAGCAAGCACAACAAGCTGCACAACAAGCTCAGATGCAGTTTCAACAGTCTCAAACAGCGGCTCTCTCAGGACAAGCTCAAGAGTCTCAAGCAAGGGCGCAGAAGATTGCTATGGAAACACAGCTTATGCCTCAGGAGCTTGAGATTGACCGCCTGAAGGCTGTGACGACTAATCTTAAAGCAGGAACGGAGGACGACAAAGAGTTTGAACGTAGACTTAAAGTGGCTGACATGCTGCTTAAAGAAAAAACTATGAAAAATAAAACTAACGGTACTACAACCAGCAGCGCCGCTGCAATACCACTACAACCGAGAGGGCCAAATGGTCAGTAATAGAGAACTGGAAGAAGTAGTAGCACAGATTAACCGTAACTTTGAACTAATATTTAGCAGATTGGAGGCTTTAGAAAGTGCCAATGAAGAAAGATCCAAAACTAGCAAAGGCGGGAGTAAGCGGGTACAACAAGCCGAAGAGGACGCCTAACCACCCTACTAAATCTCATGTAGTTGTTGCTAAGGAAGGTGACAAAACAAAAACTATTAGGTTTGGACAGCAGGGAGTCAGTGGTGCGGGTAAAGCCCCTAAGACTGAGAAAGAAAAAGCCAGACGCAAGTCATTTAAAGCTCGTCATGCAAAGAATATTGCAAAAGGTAAGATGTCAGCAGCGTACTGGGCAAACAAGGAGAAGTGGTAGTGGCAGGTCTATATGATAATATTCACGCTAAACGTAAGCGTATTGCTGCGGGTAGTGGAGAAAAGATGAGAAAGAAAGGCGCTAAGGGCGCTCCCACCGCTAAAAACTTTAAACAAGCAGCTAAAACAGCCAAAAAGAGGAAAAAATAATGCCAATGGTCAAAGGAAAAAAGTACCCTTACACTAAAGAAGGTAAGGCAGCAGCTAAGAAAGCAGCAGGAAAAGCTAAACCTAAAAAGAAACCTATGAAAAGAGGATACTAAAATAATACTTGACTTTTAGACAAAAATGTGCTATAATAAAGATGTACATTAAGTACATTACTTAAACTGTCCCATAGAGGAGAAACAGATGAACGATCAAGAATTTGAAAATTACACCCGAAGTATGCAAGAGATGTTCCGTAGCGAAGGTTGGGAATATTTCTTAAATGATATCAAAGGAGGCGTACCCAACGTGAACTCCGTTGAAGCTGCTAAGGATGTAAATGACTTATTCTTCCGTAAAGGTCAGTTGGCTGTTATGGCTAACATCCTCAATCTTGAAGCACAACTAGACAGCGTTATAGAAGAACGCAACAACCCACAAACTGAGGGTCAAGAGGAAGCCGCTTAATGCGCTTACTTTTTGATTTCAGGTGTTCTGACAATCACGTTACGGAGGCTTTAGTGGCCTCCGACGTTACAGAACATTTGTGTGGTTTGTGCAGTAAAACTGCTAAAAGAATTATATCTCCTGTCCGTTGCTCACTTGACCCCATCAGTGGGGACTTTGTAGGTGCGACTATGAAGTGGGCGAAACAACGCGAACAGAAGATTAAACAAGAAAGAAAGGCAAACTCTTAGCAGACCTTTCTACATGAACCATATCACTCCATAATACGTTAGTACGGAGATTTAATAATGGCTACACTTATAGACGAGCGTTTGGAAGACGACGAACAACAAGCTGACCCTCAAGTAGAGGAAACTCAGTTTGAAGAAGACAACGAAGAAGCACAGATACCTGACAAGTACAAAGGCAAATCAGCCGAAGACCTTGTAAGGATGCACCAAGAAGCTGAAAAGCTTTTAGGGCGTCAAAGTGCAGAAGTTGGTGAGCTTAGACAAGTCGTTGATAGTTACATACAAACACAACTCTCACAACAATCAGCACCACAACAAGATGAAACTGTTGATGAGGTAGATTTTTTCTCTGATCCAGAGACTGCTGTAAAAAGAGCTATAGACAATCACCCTAAGATTAGGGAAGCTGAAGAGATCAGCGCACAGTACAAAAAAACTACTGCACTGTCTCAGCTACAAACCAATCATCCTGACATGGAAAAAATCTTAAAGGATGAAAAGTTTGCGGATTGGATTAAAGCTTCTAAAATACGGACTCAGTTGTTTGCACAAGCGGACAAGAATTATGATTACGAAGCAGCCAATGAGCTGTTTAGCTTATGGAAAGAACGTAATCAGGTTGTTCAACAAACAGCTCAGGCTGAACAAGCAGGACGCAAACAGGCTGTTAAAAAAGCCGCTACGGGTTCCGCTAAGGGCAGCACAGAAACTAAGACGAGAAAAATCTATCGCAGGGCAGACATTATTAAACTTATGCGTACAGACCCTGAACGATACCAATCATTGTCCGATGAGATTATGAAAGCTTATCAAGAAGGGAGGGTACGAAACTAATATATTAAGGAAAAAATATTATGGCTACTTCAGTATGGCCCAGCCAAACAGGTGCGGTAGATAATACTCGCGCCGCAACTTTTATCCCCGAGATTTGGAGTGACGAAATCGTTGCTGCATATCAGTCTAACCTTGTCCTTGCTAATCTTGTTAAGAAGATGTCAATGACTGGTAAGAAGGGTGACACCATCCACATTCCTAAGCCCACCAGAGGCGTTGCTACTGCTAAGGCAGCAAAGACCGCTGTTACTATTCAGGCTGACACTGAGGGTGAAGTACAGATCGTAATTGATAAGCACTTTGAATACTCTCGTATGATTGAAGATATTACAGAAGCACAAGCTTTGTCTTCACTCCGACAGTTCTACACCGGAGACGCAGGTTATGCTCTTGCCAAGCAAGTAGACAATGACTTGTTTACTTTGGGTAAGTCTTTTGGTGACGGTGACGGTTCAGACTGGACTAACAGTGCTACGTTTATTGTTAATTCAGGCGGCACTGGCCTTGACGCTTACGCAGGGGCAGGTACTGTAAATGCTTTCACTGACGCTGGCTTCCGAGCTTTGATTCAAAAGATGGACGACGCAGACGTACCGATGGACAACCGTTCATTTGTTGTACCTCCTTCACTCCGTAATGCAATTATGGGTGTTGAGCGTTATGTGTCTTCTGACTTTGTTGACGGTCGGGGTGTACAAAACGGTAAGATTGGTAACTTGTACGGCATTGACGTATTCGTAACCAGCAACTGTCCTTTGACGTACACCACCACTGTTAAAGCTGCCTTCCTTGTCCACAAAGACACGATGGTAATGGCTGAACAGCAAGGCATCCGCTCACAGACTCAGTACAAGCAAGAGTTCTTGGGTACGCTTTACACGGCAGATACTCTGTACGGTGTTAAGACGTTACGTCCAGAATCAGGTTTTGTATTGGCTGTAGCCGCTTAATCTATAAAAATATGTGTGAGGGAAAGCCTTAGGGTAAGTACCTCACTTTTTATTCATTTATTTTTTTAGTAACAGCGGAGAGTAAGTATGGCGATATTTAGAGGGGACGGAGGATCTGGAGACAGTAGTACAGATGCCTACGCCAGTCAAATAGCAGTCTACGCTCAAACTGCTACTACAAAAGCAAATGAAGCTGAAGCCTCTGCAACGGCAGCGGCAGCTAGTGCAACTAACGCTGCTTCAAGTGAATCTGCTGTAGATGCAGACGCGATTGCAGCCGCAGCCAGCGCCACAGCAGCCGCTACAAGTGAAACAAACGCTGCAACTTCAGAAACTAATTCAGCCACTAGTGCAACCGCTGCGGCAACCAGTGAAACTAATGCAGCCACTAGTGCTACTAATTCAGCAACCTCTGCAACCAACGCAGGAACGTCAGAGACGAACGCAGCGGCTAGTGCTGCCACAGCTACTACTAAGGCT